TGCTGCTGCTTGATCACGTCGCGCGAATCCTTACCGGCACCAACCTTCAGCTCCAGAGCTTGCGCCATGCGCTGCGCTTCATCATCAGACAGGGCATCGATGCGTCCATCCAGCTCGGCATGCGCCTTCGCAAGGTCGGCCTCGGCTTCATCGGTACCGGCACTGGACGGCTTAACCGCCTTGAGCGGCTTGGGATCAAAGTACAGGTCCAGCTCGACGCCGTTTTTGGTCAGCTCATCGATGCTGATATAACCCAGCTCGCCGCCTTGCCCCATATCGGCATAGCCGAAGGCCTGCTGAGTGCCGCCCTGAGCGTCCTTTTCAGTAATGAACCAGTCGGCACTGTTCTGGAAGTAATGCAGGTAGACGGTGGCATTATCGCCCTTGCCGTCCTGATCATAGGTGGCCGCCATACCTTCGATAATGGCCGCAAGCGCTTTGGCACGGTCAGCCATACCGGCACCTTCTTCACCCTCAATGGCTTCCACCATGGCGCGGTACTGGCTGCGACTCAGGAACTTGCGGAAGCTATTCAGTGCAGCCATGCCAGCCGCTTTGACCGCCTTGTACGGGGCCATGGCGCGACTTTCAGCCTCAACCTTGGCAACCTCAATCTGGTCTTGCAGGTCCGACAGTTCGTATTCCAGATCGCTGATCTCAGTGCGCAGGCCTTCGATCATCTCCAGACGTTCGGCGCGCTTGGCATTGGCCTTGGCAAAAGCAGCGCTGTTCTTCTGCGCCAACTTCATGATGCGGCGTGCTACTTCGCGAATCTGCAGGTCATTGCCTCGCTCGGGGGCTACCACGATGGTGATATCTTTCTTGTTCAGCAGCCACTTCCAGCTGATCATTTCATCAGTAGGGGCCAACTTGCCGGGGGTGTTGTCCGGATTATGGAAGTAAACGCTCACGGTCTGACCATCGGCCAGCTCGAACACGGCGGCAACCTGAGCCACGCCGTTGCGCTTGAACGGATCGGATACCTGCATGGCGATCACGCCATAGCCATCAATGGCGCGGTCCATGGTGCGCGACAGGATATCCATCTTGCGCTTGAGCTTTGAAAACGGGGATACCAGGGCGTCAAAGGCGAACTGCTCGACGCCTTCTTCCTGCAGGATTTCGTTCAGGGTAACGCTGTCAAACAGCAGGCCATCCTGGCTGTCATGGCGGCGCATACGATAGAGGAGCTGATCGAGCGACAGGCCGATAGGCTCGTTCTGCTCGGTCCAGGCGACGGAGTGTTTCATATTGGCCTCAACACGGTTGGATTGTTAAGGCCAATGTTACGGGGCTACGCGACCGGAAAACCGGCCCTTTTCCTGCTATCCCCCGGCAAACACGTTGGGCGAACCGGCAGCTACGGCAGATCCGCACGCGACAGGATCGCCTACCCTGCCAAGCGGCTTACCGTTCACCATGACGGTGCTGGAACCACCCGACAAAACGCTGTCATGGCAGGTATCGGGGTCACAGTGACTGGGCCAGGCATCACCAACGCGATGGGCCGGTATGCCATTGATCAGCACGTTGGGGCTTCCGGCGCTGCTGGGTCTTGGCCCGAACGCACCATGGCCGGTGCAATCATCGCCTTTACGGGTGACGGCGGGCATCCACTTCCTCCTTCAACCGGTCCCGACCGGCTGTCCAATTCTGCAACACAATGCAGTCGTATGCAGCCGTCTCACTACCGCCGTCCGATAGTAAGGCCGTCACCTTCAGGGTGTAGCTGCGCTGCTTGTCATGGCTGGGCCTGAACTCGACGATCTCCTCGGCAGTTTCCGGCAGGTCATCCCACGCAAACACGCGCACAACCTGTCCATTCACCCAGTAGTCAATGAAGTCGATGCCGAATAACCCGGCCAGGCTCTCGCTCGATACGGTCACACCTGCAGCCTCGACATCGATGTTCAGCACATCGACTTCGGGTGTAGGATTCAGCGCGACTGAATACCCGGTGATCGTAGGCGCAGGTTCAACCGCCGCGGGGTCGGCCTCGATACTGCAGGTTATGCGATAACTGAGGCCTTTCGCGGTCTCCTGCTCAGAAAACAGGATGCCAGGAGGTGGTGACCAGACGGCGGTTGCCATATCAGGCGGCGTTCAGCTCTGCCAACTGGGCTTTGGCTGCAGCCACCTGGGATGCCAGCTCGTCGCGACGCTGCTGCAATGCCACTTCCATTTTCGGCGCTGCTGTTTTGACACCGGACGGCAGCTTGACTTTTTGCCGTGCCAGCTTCTTCTGGAAGGCAGCACGACCACGATCCATTAGCGCCACCATTTCCTTGATGGCTTTGGCGTGATCGTCCTGATTGCGAATCGGCACCACCTTCTTGTTCAGCATGACCTGGAAGATATCGCCTGTCTCTTTGATGCGTAGTGCGATGGTCTGGCTATCATTAAATACCAGATGCAGCTCACGGTAGCCCACACCGCTACTTTTGCGGATGGTGGAATTGACATCGACCTGGGCAACAGTAGCTCCAGCCTTCTTGAAATGCTTGACCGCTTCACGCGCGGCCTTGTCTTTGGCGCTCAGATCATCGAACGAAAACAGCAAATTGGCCATGAAAATTCACCTTTTAGTTGAGGTTTATCGTACCGGCCTTGAGCGTGATATCGCTGCCGGTGATAACAAGGGTTGAGCCGCCAACTTTCAGCGTGATGCTGTCGGCAGCCTGCTCGTAAATGGTGCCTTGGGAAATGGTCCGCATCTGACCATCGATCAGCAGCTCCATGTTGGCATGGTGCCAGCGGCGCCAGTCCTTTGAGTTGCCCTGTGTCGGGTTACGCCAGCCGGTGATCAACGGGTATCGTGGATCGCCCTGTATGAACTCAATCCAGACCAGATCGCCGGGCAGTATCTCGATCTCAGTCATGGTGGCATGCCGCGACTTATCGCCAATCGGGTATTCGATTTCGGCAATCATGCGCAGCTGTGATCCGTCCGTTTGACCCGGTATTTCGATCTCGCAGGTCCGGCTATCCTGATCGTAGGCTGTGACCACTGCCGGCCACTTGCCATACAGCAAACCGCTGCCACTACTCACTGCTGCAACCTCCCCAGCCAAAGCTTTGTGTACTGCTGCGGCGATTCACCATCAGTGCCCGCCTCGAACACACTGGCAGCCGTGATAACCGCGCGATTGCCAACGCCCTGCACTTCGACCAGATCACCTGCAGCGATCACGGGTGCATATTTGAAGCGACTGACGCGATCCACAACCAGACAGGCCGTCATGTTGCGCAATGTGGGCGCGTTTGCGCCTTGCTGGAATCGCACAGCCCGCACTTTGTTGCGATTGCCGTACACGAACTGGCCGTCCGCATCCAGGCTGTAGAATGACGGTATTTCATGCCGCTCTCGGAATCCTGAATCCACTGTCTCGGCGTTACCGGCAGGCACTGTATCGACCGGTGATTGCTGGAACAGGCCAGGAAGGGATATGAATGCCAGTCGACCATTGCGCCACCGCACAACACCACCCGCTTCCTGCAGTGCGCGTGAAATGTGGTAGCTGGGTACCTCACCCACCAGGCAAGTGTATCGACTGACGGCAAAATCCCCTTCGATGCCGCGCAAGGTTGCGCCTGCAGCCCGGTAAATCTCAGCCAGCGTCGCACCACGCTTGATGATGGCGTAAGGCTTGATGAACGACACCTCCTTCACTGGCTTCAGGATGGCAATGATGCGCACGAATGCCGCCTCGGATTCACCCTGAACCCGTCCGGACGGTATGACCTCTGACTTGACGATCTCCATCTCGTCATTGGCATAGGTATGAATCGACCGGCCAACGGTAAAGTAAGGCCCGCTTTCAGCATCAATACGGATATCCGCCTCAAGTGTCAGCGGAACTGGCACCAGGTCGGAACGCAGTACCGCGCGACGGATAAAATCGCCACGAATCGGCTTGTCAGTGTCATAGAACAGCTGCATCGGGCGTTACACCGTGATGATCGGAATGCAGAACACCCGGCGCGGCATATCGGCTTCCATCTGGGTAATATCGTTGCCCACTTCTGAGCTGTTACGGCCGAACACCTCCGCCCCCATTGACCGCGTCGCCTCCATCTGCAGCGCACTTTCGCGCTCCACATACAGAAGAAAGAGCGGGCGTATTTCAGCCCACTCAGACACGGATATATCGATATTGGCGGTGATCGGCTGCCCGAGCTCCGGCGGGGTTTCCAGCTCGGCAAAGCCTGCATAGAACTCCACCGCTGCCAGCGCCTGCGCCGTAACAGACTCAGGTGGCAGAATGTTGGCCGCGCCGCGCTCTTGCAGCAGGAAACGATCAACCAGCTCAGACAGCAGCGCCATCAGCGATAATCCTTGGAGTTGCCTTCGATCAGCTCGCCGTAGTAGTGGTAGAACATGGTGCCGCTGAAGGTCAGGATCTGGGTGCGGTTCTCCCAGTCACGGTCGGCGTCATCGATCTGGATAAAGGCATCGACAATACGCTTGTAGCGCAGATACTTGTCCGGGGTGCCTTCGTAGATCTTGGCATTGAAGGTGCCACCCTGGGTGATCAGCTCCACCAGCATGTTGTCGATAGGCGCATCAACGGTTTCCAGGAAGGATACCTGCCCCTGCTTATTGGGCTTGATCTGCTGCGGCTCATAGATCGGTACGCCCAGCGGGGTCGGCACCTCAATTTCACCGGCCACTGTGGTAACGGGCCACGGACACTGCTTGGCCAGCAGGTACATGCCCTCGAACCCTTCGATCTCGAAGGTGTAGTCGGAGTTGACCACCTTCTGACCGAGGGCCTTGGTCTTGTCGTAGTACCCTCGCAGGTACTGGTTAACGGATACGGTCATAATCGGCTCCACGTTTGGATGATCGCAAACCCCAACGCGAGCGCGCCGGGCAGTATCACTCTACCCAGCGTCATGCTCCACCACTGTGCTGTTTTTCCAGCCTTATGCCGCCATGCCGGTACGATCCTCTTCAGATATGCGCTCGTACTCAGCCGCCATTCGGTGGTGATAGCCGTGCCTCCAGTAGGCAGGGCCATTGTAGCCGCGCGCAAACGCAGCCCAATCCTTCTCCTGGAGTGCAGCCTGCAGCGTCCAGTTGACCTTTATGAAGCGCACAAAAGCATCCAGGTGATCACCCTCTGAACGCTTCATCAGCGACACGAATTCATCAATTGAGCTGTATCCCAGCGCCTTCCAGTGGTAACCCATGATTTGGAATGCACCCCATGAACACGATTCATGCGCGCAATCGCGGTCGATCTCGATGGCAGATGCCAGTCGGTCATATTCCCTCAGGCCGCCGATATAGCCACCAGTTGCGGTATTGACCAGGCTCGGGGGCAGACCCTCAACGCTGATACCAGCGGCCAGCAATCGACGGCGCATAATGTGGCGCTCATACAGAATGGCTGGCTGGCCGGCAGCAAAGAACCCGTCACCCCGGCTCTCGACTGCATTTACCGCCCGTATCACGGCCATCTCAACACCCAGTTCTTCGGCGGCACGGTATAGATCCTTGTCCTGCAGCAGGTAATCAACACGCACGCCAGATAGCGCGTTAAGCGTCTTGCTACCGGCGATACCGTCCACGACCAGACCCATGTAACGCTGAAACTCACGAACAGCCTTCTCTGTCGCCGGGCCGTAGTGCCCATCAGGCACCAGCGCAAAACCATTGGCACCCAGCTGGCTCTGCAGGGTGCGCACATCAGCCCCTTTGTCACCTATTCTCATGATGGTCATCGTCTCGATCCTGCTATGGTTTTCACAATGGCGCCGCACGCGCGAATGACGTTGTTCAGACGATCTGCAATGCCCGCCTGCAGCTTCAACTCCCCCTCCTTGCCCTTTCGCCAGTCAGCAAAGGCTTTGCCTTCGAAGAATGTATACGCATCGCTATGCGGCATTCCGAGGGCGTCAGGCAGGGGTGTTGAGGCATACAGGGACAGGTTATGCGCGATCATCTCCATACTCTCGACCCATTCGGCGCGCAAACGAGGTGATGCAGGTGCTAACTGGAAACCTGGCCGGCGGTTTTGCCGCATTGCCCTCCTTATCGCTGGGCAGCACCACGATGCCGGTACGGTCAAACGATATATTGAGCAGGTGTTTGAGCTGATCTGCGCCTGCATGGAAGCGCTCCAGCAGCTGTATAAACACGCTTTCGGGGTACTGAGCGAATACGCGCATGCGCTCCAGCAGCAGCGTATCCAGCTCACCATCCTGCTCTGGCAGCTCCATGCGACCATTCGGAACCATCTGCGCCGCCATCAGGCCCACCTGCCAATGTGCGTACCCGGCAATGCCGCCAACTTCGCCTTCCAGTCGCTCGATTGCACTTGCCAGGCGTCCGGTCAGGGGTCGGATAGACCACTTATCACCCTCGACTTCACCCAGGTCAAAGTGGTCACCGGGATAGTCTTCGCCACCAATCAGGTAGTCGGAGTAACGCGCGTCGCCGCCTGCCAGAGCAAAGTCAGGCCCATCATCAAAGGTGGCCGACATATAGTGACAAATCGCCATGGTCCGCTCTTGCACGGTCCAGTCATCAGGGCTTTCAATACCGTCCGACTGCTCGATAACGGCGTTCAGAAAAAAGGATGCTGAGGCCTGCTGCAGGCGGTCAGGAATAGTTGCCAGCGCAATGGCATCCTTCATTGATATCTCTTTCATCTGCACCGTCAGGCGCTTGGTGCGTAGCGGCGGTATATTGATCATTAACGATTCCTCATAGCCATCCAGTCGGCACGGTCTTTACCTGTCAGGGTGGCCAGCGTTACAGGGACTTTCATTTGGGTGAACCGGCCAAATCGATCAACGGGACTGCCAAGCGGCACGCCCACACGCTCAATCACCATCGGGGAGTAGGTGCGGCCCTTGTAGGTCAGGGCCACCAGTGCCGGCACCTTGGATGGGAAGGCGGATTCAATCATGCCCTTATCGGAGGTGGCGTAATCGAGCACGGCCGTCACCAGTGTGCCCTCGGGGGCCAGATACTCAGGCAGCGCCCACTGAATCAACTGATCGATCGGCGCTTCCACTTCACTGACAGGATCGGACCAGGCACGGAACAGCAGTTCGCCCTGGATGCGCAAGGGCGGCATACCGTTGAAGATCTGCGTACTGTTCAGCTTGGTCATGCCAGAACGACCTATAGCCGCCTTGGCTGCACCTGATAGCCCGTCAAATATTGACGTATCCAGCTGTTCTCCGACCTTTTCGGTGATTGCCGGTATGGCGCCAGACTGCAGCATGCTACTCAGAGCCGGGGCAGCGCCCTCTGCACCGGCGCCCTCAAAGGGGCTTTGCCAGTTCATCTCGAGGTCAAGCTGAACATCTTCGACAAACGGAGCCTGCAGCTCGATGTCGCCTACTGGATTGCCGTCAATGTCGACTTCATGCAGGCTGGCCAGCAGGTGACGGCTCAAACCGTCCCACTTTGACCCCATGCGAGCCATCAGCGTGCCAGATTCGTTTCCAGCCATCGTGTGAAACCTCAAAAAAGGAGCGGCCCGTCAGGACCGCTTGAAGTGTGTCAATTACAGACCTAGCTTGCGCCGGACTTTCATCGACTTCATGCGGCGCACCTTGGCACCTGCAGAACGCGCTTTACGCTGAGCCTTGCGGATTGCCACCTTCTGCTTGCCGCTCAGGCGCACATTGCCACCCACGCGCTTGTTGATGCGCACTTTCTTGCCACCGCGCACCGCCACTTTCTTGCGGTAAACGGCGTCAAAAACGGCTTCCTGCGCCTCTTCACCGAAGACAAAGTTATCCATTTCGTCATCGGTGGCGTCCGCTTCCATGCTGGCAGAGACCAGATCATGCACACGAACAGCCGCATCGGCGTCCCACTCGTTCAACAGCAGGTCAAGGTCTTCATCATCCACGCCCATCATGGACAGGTAATCCCACGCGGCTTCCAATGCGGACACCATGACCTCCTGTTCGTCGTCTTCCAACTCGCCCTCTTGATCGTCATCGGCAATGCCGACCATCAGTGCAAGCAGGCGATCGGACAGCTGTTCGCCATCGTCCAAATCACCGTCTTCAATCCATTGATTGATCGCAGCAGCCGCTTCCATGCGTGCCGTCATGGTTTCGTATTTCGCAGCGGAATCCATCGCCGGTTCGACGGCGCTATCAAGCGCCGCCTTCCGTGCCTGGGCCTGCTGCTCTTCGTCCATCAGGTCATACAAATGACCTCGCAGAGCATTGCTCATTCTGAATCTCCTTAACGGTTCAGAGTCTGTGTAACAAAGGTCTGACGGTTGGTGCCGTCATAACGAACCCAGTAGCTCACGTCCATGCGGTCGTAAGGGCTGGCCTCATTGGGCGCCACCACGAAGCGGAACGATGCGCCACCCATGGCAGGATCATCCGAAGGCACGATCCAGTCAGAGGCCTCGGCACCCTCAAACAGCACCTGCAGGAAATCAGCGGTACGCTTGACGGCTACTTTCATCGGCTTCTGCAGCGCATCCTTGGCAAAGCGGGTCACGGCATCATCGATGCTGGTCGACATATCGACCACGGCGATCAGCTTCTTCAGCGAGTTGGTCACCGGTGCGCAGGTCAGGGAATCGCGCCACACGTAGCGACCGCCGCCGGTGTAGGTCTCATGGATCACCGGGTTGATCTTGGCGCGTGCCAGCATATCCAGCTCCTGATTGTCAGGGGTGTAGGTCTGGATGATGCCGGTGCGGTCAACCTGCCATTCACGACCTGCAACCGGGTAGTTCTTCGGCGCGAAGCCTTTGGCATTGGTCTGAGCGTTACGCGCACACGCCTTGGCAATATTGAGCGCAGCGGTACCGAAATAACCCTTAGCATTGATGCCTGAGGGGTCATTCGACTTGAGCGGAGCCCAGAAGGCATGCGCAAGGTGCGCGGAGGCATTGGCAGAAATGTTCATCTGCTCAATCCATGCCACCGCCTCTTCCGGCGTCAGATCACCCGGCACATCGATGCGCAACTGGCGGTTGGTGTTGTGCATCAGATCCAGCAGAGAGGCCAGCAGGGTTGCAGACTTGGTACCGCCGGAGGCGATATACGCATAGTTGTACTGTGTATCCTGCAGCTGCTTGGCGGCGCGCTGGCAGTCTTCCACCGTGTAAACAGTGCTACCTTCGGTGAAGTAAAGCTGCACATCGGAGGTTGCCCACTTTAGCTGCGTGCCGCTGAAACCATAGGCATCAGATGTCGGTGCAATGCTGGTGGTTTCGCCCACCATGACCTCGAGCGCATCGGTGCGCAGCTCGATCACGTCCGGCAGGAAGATGGAGTTGCCGGTGTCATCCTGAGCGCCGGGAACCAGCGAGCCGGTGTACTCGGACAGCACGTCATCATCTTTGTCCAGCAGGCGAAGCGTGATCACGTCTGTTGCAGAATTCACACCGCCAACGCGGTTTTCATCGGCATGAATCGCGACCTTGATGCCGTCATTGAAGCAATCAAGATGCTTGATCGCCAGCAGGTACGGCAGGGCCGGCTCAGTCTCGGATACAGCGAAGGACAGCGCGCCGGTAGGCTCCTGGCTCACTTCGTCCAGCACTTCGGTCACAACGATCCAGTTCAGCTTGGCGTCAGCAGTATGCAACCGACTGACAACAGCGGTGTACGCGCCCTTATTCAGCGCCTCTACCACCTGTACCCAGGCTTCATTCTGCGTATTCACGCGCATGGATTCGCCCTTACCCAAACGGGTACGGACATTGCCTGCATTGACCGTGAAAGCACGGTCGATACGGCCTCGGGTTGCCCGCATGGCGATACCAAACATCTGATCAGCATTGCTGCCACTCGGAAGCTCGGAGTTGTCGCGCAACGGGTTGAGCTGAACGCCGGATTCGGCACCCAGCTGGCGTACAAAAGATACGGCCATCGGTTAAACCTCTCTTACTTGGTTGCCGGTTTGCGGCGTGTAGTGCTGCGCTTGGGCGCTGCCGGTTTAGGCTCTGTCGTTACTTCGGGCTCTTGAGCATCGGTATCCGGCTCAACCTGATCCTGATCAGCCTTGCTATCAGTAACAGCCTCACCAGCCTTATTCTCAGCTTCATCCAGAGACTCAGCCTTCAGCGTGACCAGCTTGGCGCTTGAGTTCAGCTCGGCTACTTGGGCTGCACTGCGAACCATGCGCGCCAGTGAGGCCGCATCAGCAACGGTGAACGCACGGGTTTCGCTCGGTCGCAGGAATACACGGGCTTCCGGCAAGCTCAGGTTGAACGGCGCGTGACTGGTGATATCAAGCACCAGCGGGAACTCTGCATCCTGCAGCTTTGCCGCCAGCGCGTCGGCGCTCTCACCGATCAGGGTGGGAGCGCCAATGGTCAACATTCGCATTGGCGCACCTCGGTTAGATCAGGTTGGTGACGTTGATCCGCGCACACGCCTTGGAAGACGGGTTATGCGGGTTAACGGCGGTGAAATTGCGCGCGTAGAAGCCCGCGCCGGACTTGAGATCAGCGCCGGTAGACAGCGGGATCACGGTCGGCGCAACGGCATCACCCAGCACGAACGGGTTGCGGGTTACGTCGGTTGCCTGACCTACACAGATGATCTCTGCAGCGCTGCCATCAACGGCTTCCATGACCACTTTCGGCGCGTAGTACACGTCATACTTGCCGAACAGGCGACCCAGACGGTAGATACCCGGACGCTCGGAGACGCCAGACGGCTGCCAGATATCCAACGGCAGACCCTGCATGATGGCGCCCATCAGGTCGCCCACGTACAGGTGGGTAATGCCGTGGTTCATGGTGTCGTTGGCCATCTTCTGAGACAGCTTGCCCAGGACAGACGACAGGTCGCGCATCACATCGGCGCGGGTCTTGTAATCGCCGCGGGTTGCCCACGCAAAGTCGAAAGTTTCCTGATTGCCTGCAGACAGACGCTTAGCCTTGCGCAGCACGTCGTAGTGACGCTCGTTGGCAAACTGACCCTGAATGGCAATCACGCCCTCAGAGTACGGATCCAGACCCAGTTCGTTACTCATCTGAGTGCGAGCATCGATAGACTGAGTAGTGATCACGCGCCACGGCTTCGCGTACAGCGAGAACACTTCAACGTCGGTGATCACACGCGGCGTCAGAGTGTCGTCACGCTCGTAGTCGATGAAGCCTTCCACCAGCACTTCATTGCCTTCCGGCAGTGCCGGGGTGGCCGTCAGTGCGATAACACCGGTATCGGTGTTGATGGTGCCGCCGATCTGATGAACGGTGCCGGCCACTTCGATCTGACCGGATACACTGGAGTTACCGGAGCCAGAGGTGCTGATCTCGGTAGCGGCAACGCGACCGTTGACGTACACAATGGAGCGTCCACGCAGCAGGGGCACGGCTGCAGCTGCAGGATCGCAGGTGCTGTCGGTGTCCTGAATGGCGGTCAGCTTGCCGGTGATTGCACCGGTTGGCACGCCAGTATCCAGCACGATCTCGCACATATGCTCACGGCTGGTGGAGATATAGCGGTCGCCTGAGCTCACGCCATCCATCAGGCCGCCCTGCTGGTAGGCACCGAACGTGGAGCCAGCCTGGTGCGTCATGATCGCCAGACGCGCTTCGTTCGACTGCAGGTCTGCAGGCAGGTAATGCGCGAACGGGATTGCCTCGCTCAGAGTGGACAGGATCGCCACGACAGCGCGATTTGGCTGCAGAGACAGGGCATCATGGTTGTCAGAGGTTGCGCTATCCAGCGCCAGCTTCTTGGCGGCCACACGAGTGGTGCCGTAAGCCAGGTGCATTGCCTGCTCCAGCAGGTCGCCCGGCGCTTCGGTGCCGTGCATCTTCTCGTAGTTGGCCGCGCCGTCCAGAATGGCACGGGTGATCATGCGCTTCTGTTTTTCGTCGGCTTCATCGAACACAGCCTGCAGGGTTTCCGGCACCTTGACGGAACCGGCACGGTCCAGAGCGTTGTCCACGAATTCGGTAGCTGCAGCGCTATCAAACGCACCGCCCTTGATGGACTCGTTCTTCAGCCCGGCAACGAAGTTGGCCGCTTCGCTGGTTGCCCGGCGAGTGTGGTCTTGTTTCTTCGCCATGAGTTGTATCTCCGTAATCTCAATTGGGGAAATAGAGCCGACCAAATCGGCCGGGTGGAGACAGTGTGCGGCGATTGCGAGCGTGTCTTTCGGGTGATTTTCCGGTTAAAGCCGCCTACGACAGGCAGACGGCTATCAGGGAGCAGGCAGCAGCAGGGATGACCACATCAAGCATGGAATCCAGGGTCCATCCGCTTATGACACCCTCATACCCTTTGATCGGTAGCGGCTGGCCCCACGACCAGCCGTTGTTGATGGCATGCTTGTATTCATGCTGGGCTATTTCCCGCCCCAGGAAGACGGCACAGGCGATTGCGCCGGAGGCCCACCAATCTGCAAGCCCAGTCAGGGCGATAAGCGACTGGATGGCAATTGCTGCAACAGTGTGTTCAATATGGGTTCGATTGATCATGGCTCTACCGCCTCCTCCCCCGGCATCAGGTCCAGATCGGCGCGCCGGTTGGTGATATAGCGCGACACATACGGCGGCACGTTGACCGTGGCTTCCACGTCGACAATCTCATACGCCACCTTGGCTGCCGCTTCTCCTTCGCCCAGGAGTAGATAGATCACGTCCTTTTTCTTGATCTCGAAGCCGCCGGGGTTGCCGATCATCTCCTCAGGTTCGATCAGGAAGCGGTGCTGTTCTTCCCCCAGGGCAGCGTCACGCCGATCCATCATCGAGGCGCCCTGGAACATATCGGCGGGCAGTGAATAGCCCATGCCGACAAACGCCCACTTCACCTCGGACTCATCATCAGAGCTCAACACCATCATGCCGCCCAGCGTGGGTGCGCCACCGGCCTCGGGATCAGTGCGCGTCACTTCCTTGCGGTACACCTCGCAATTGAAGGCATTGGGGTGGTTGATGATCACATTGCGGGCCATCGCATTGATGCCCATAGGGATGCGGTTCAGCATTATTTTTTGTCCCTCATTTTTTGTATGAGCTGGTCGGCTTTGCCTACGCCAATCTTGGCTGCCAGCTCCATAAACATCTTCTCGGCCTCAGCGTTGCTCACATCGGCCAGTGCTGCCATGCGCTTGCTACCGGACGCCACACGCTTGGGCTTTGTGGTGGTGGCCCGACTCTGCTTGCGCAGCGCGGCACGAGATCGGTCATAATCAGCATCCCCTGTATTCCCGGACGCCTTGGGTCGTGCTGCCTGCTTAGCTGCCTGCTTATCGGCGTCTTTCTGCCGGGTGCGGATATTGGCCGAGCCATCGGCAGATTTGCGGCCTTTTTCAATCGCCCGAGTGAGAAATGACTGCACGGACGAATTGCCTTCAATCTCTGCCATCACGCGCAAAACGTGCTTGCAGGCTACGCCGGTCAGATTGGGGTTGCGCACCTTGGGGTAGCCGTTTTCAGGCCGCCCGGCATGGTAGTTACCAATGGTGGCCACATAGCGATACCAGTAGCGGTGGCGGCCACAGTCGCAATCAAAGCGCACGGCCTGCTTACGCATCCTCTCCGCCGCCCCCTTCGCTTCATCCGCGCCCGATGCAATCGCAACGGGGTAATCGGTGAAGTTGACCGTGACAAAGTGCCGTGTTGCGCCGTATTTGCGGCTGGCACTGGTCAGAAAGCGCACTTCTAAGCCGTTCACCTGCCCACCTACCTTTGTAGCTACCGAGCTACCCGGCACGGCCACCAATATCTCCTCCCGTGCCCGTTTGCGGTCAATGGCCGTCGACATATCGATGACCTGGCGGGGGTTGATGCCACCCTTGAACCGCTTACCCAGCATCCGCACGTTTTGCCGGAAAGCAGCAAGATCATCCGCAGTCAGTGGCCGGGGCTTTCCATCAGGCGTATTGAGCGTCGTGGTCAGAAGATCAGCAGCATCGAAGTCGTCGACATTCCCGCGCAGATCATCCGGATTGAGGATGCGCGGCGCGCGCTTCCGTGCCGCAGCATCCTGCCTGGCAAGCGCTTTGGCTTCGGCAACCGTGCCCGACAGCTTACCGATCAGCGTTTCATCACCGGCCATCAGTCAGTTCTCCAGGTGGGCGCACCCTTTTCACGGTAGTCATGGCGCGACTCGAAACCTGCCTTGAACTTGAGTTGACGCAGCTGCGACTCAGTAGGCAGCACGATACGGCCCTGTTCCAGAGGCTCATCTACGGAGCTAATACCGGCAGCCGCCATAACGGTCATGTACTCGGATCGGCGGCCATACACACGTTGAGACACCAGCGTGGCGTCCCAGCGCTCATCCGGGCGCACGTCATAGTTAATCGCCTCATCCCAGGGCTTTTTCGATTCAGCAAAGTCGCGCACCAGTCGCCAGAACACACGGGCCGCTTGGTTGTTTTGATCAAGCATCAGTCATGCAATCCTATCGTCAGTACATGGCCGTCCATGATCCGCATCACATCCATAATGTCGTCAGCCATGCTCAGGGTGTCATCGATCGCGGTATGACGGGCGGCATAAGCGCAAATGGCCAGCGTGGCGATATGGGCGTTACTGGCATCCGGCGCGATACGGTACTTGGGACCGCTTACATCGACGCCATCATGCTCAATCACCGCCGCCGGATCAGCCGTTGCCGCAAGCTCGCGAAAGCGCAGGCAGCTGGTAATGCCATCCTCTGCCACCGAACCCTTGAGTTTGAAATAACCGCTGATCGCCCCGGCCAGATCGCTATCGGTAAACAGCGAATCACGGTCACCGTGCTGATCAGCAGCAATGAGAAAGCTGTCCTCAAAGCGCGCAATCATCGGCACCGACTTGGCAACGACCAGAATACCGGTCTCTTCATCCAGTGCGGCCAGCACCGTGGTCGGCTTACCCATGTAGCCCTGAATATTCGCCTGAATCTTGAGCATCAGACCTCCTTGGCCGTGGTATCCACCACCTCGACCAGCGGGTAGCCTGCAGGGTCATCTGTGCCCGGCACACCTTTGCCGTCGTTAGGCTCACCCTCAGCAGGTGCCTGGAACAACGGCACAGAGCATTTCAGGGTCAGGTCGACGGCCAACACGGTCATATTCTTGCTGCCGGTGTCGATATTCATGGCGGGGTTGTCCGGCGCTTCGATCTGTACCGGAAACTCATTGTCGACGCCTGCAAACGGGAACACCGCCTTGAAGCCGCGATTGCTTGGACTGTCCAGAAACAGCAGGAACTGGGCGGCAAGACTTTTGGCCGTGGGTTCGTCATGCGCAAAGATTGCGATCTGCGCCCGTATCTCCCCCTGAATCAGGCGCATCTCGAAATAGCGGTGCTTGGGGTCGTCCGGAATGAACACATCGATTGGATCAGCAATCTGAGTGCCGAAGTCACGGCTGATCGGGGTGTAGTCCTTGGCCACAGCCACCAGCACGACCGGCAGCTTTGGCGGACGGGTCGCGCCCTGATCGGTATCATTTTTGTTCCAGGCGGCCAGCATCTCCTCAGCCTTGTCGACCATGCGCGTAGGCGCCCAGGCAACGCAGTAGGGAAAGCCGCGCGCAACGAACTCATGCATACTGGTGGTGGTGGGCACTACACCGGCATAAAACCGGTGCATGAATCCCCCCAGGCCAGCCTTGACCGGCTCAAACATGCGGCACCACCCGGCGGGACAGGCTCAGGTATTCCGCTTCAGCCTCGTCGTTATCGACCTCTTCCGGGATCAGGAAGGTCGGCAGTGCCGAGTCCATGAACTGCTTGGACTCACGCTTCATGCGCACAGCCTCAGGATTAGCGCCACCGGTCACCACATCATCGAACGCCAGTCGGTTATCAGTGACTTTGGCTGCAGCCGCATTCTGTCGCGCCAGCAGATCCAGCAATTCGTTGTTGTCCTGCTCAAGTCGGGATGCTGCATCCAGCGCCAGCCCCATGCTGCGCTCCATGGTATCGATCAGCAGACGCTGCGCCTCGATCTTCTCTTGCTGCTCAGCCAGGATCACGTCGGTGATGGACATACCGCCATCAGCTGCAGAATCCAGCGCCAGCTCATAGCCGCGATTGGTGGAGTAGTTGGGGTCATTCACCCAGTCGAAGCCATACAGCTCAGGCGCATCCATATCAATCGCCGAGCTGAATCCGCCTACACGGTTGGCATACATGCGCGCTGCCAGCTGTCCGGTTTCGGTGTCCAAGAACTCGGTTTGGTGCTCCACAGTGCCATCGGGGTGCGCTTTCAGGTACACAGTCACCACAGCAGGCTCGATTGACTGCGCCTTTCCATCGGCAATGCCACCCTCTGCAGGCTCCATACCAAAGCGCAGGCGCGGCCAGTGGCCGAAGTACCCCAGCATGCCGCGGGTTTTGACACGCTCCTGGGTAGCAGGGCCGTTGATCGATGCGACCAGAGACGGGATATCGAAGTTGCGCTCAACGCCGCGATACTTGCGGCCACGCTCTTTCAGGTTGTAGGTAATGATCGGTGGTTGCTGCATGAAAAAGCCCTCAGTGCAGTTGCATTGAGGGCTATGGTAGGGGTGTTACGCCGGTCGCCTGCTGGCAGGTTTCCGGTTCAGGTGCCGATCACTTAAAGTTATCAGGGTTGTTCAGGTATTCGATCATATCGCCAATGAAAAGCAGTCGCTCGTTATAGCTTTGCATCAGGCAGTCCGCATTCCTGCAGGTGTTGCGCTTGCCAATCCATTCACGCTGCTGATTGCGGATGTACGCCTTGCCTTCTTCGTCGCCTGCATAGCTCAACAGTGTTTTGTAGCCGGTCGCCATGGCAAGATCCATTGAGGACAACGCACTGCTTCCACAGATCAGGAATTCAATCTGGTTGCCGGCCTTGGCACAGTCAAAGCTTGGGCCTGACTCAGTTTCCGCAACAGCCTGCTCAGGCTCTTCTACCGGAAGATGAGGCTCAACCTTTGCAACATCACGCCGAGTCAGCTCACGAACCTTTGTCAGGTAGACAGCATCCCCGTCCGGAAACGTCAGCGTTCCCTGATTCATCGCCAGCTTGAACGTAACCAGCTCGTCATCACCATCCAGCATATGCACCATTTGCTGATAGCCCCCAGGCTTGGCCTGCACCTCATCAATGATGAAGTGGATGGAGTGATCGCCCTGTACCGCATAAAGCTGGTCATTATGGCGCATCAGGTACGTCAAGCCGCCTTCACCGATACTGGGGCGATAAACACCCGCCACTTTGCTATCCACGACCAGCTTTGCAGCATCAGGAATGGCTATGGCCGGTGAAGCCAGCGCCAGCGCCAGCAGGGAAGCCATTACGGTTAGTAGTTTTTTCATGTGTCGCTCCTTGATTTGTGTTCCAGGTTACCGCCTGACTGGCGGTTAAGTGTTGAAACGTCCATCCTGCATCATCGCCTTGACGACCGAATCAGCGAGGAATGACGATCGGTTCTTGGCGCGCCCCGCGCGCACCTCATCTTCAATCTTCTTGACCAGTAATGACGGCAGCGTCACCGTAACCTTCTCGCACTTGCCCATGAAGGCCGACACGTCCAGATCAACAATCGCCCACACACCCCCGGCGTAATCGGGATTATTCAGGTGCGCATCAACACTGGTGGCAGCCGGAGCCACTTCACCCCGATCAGCCAATGCCGACATATGACCCGATATGGCCTCTCGAGTGTTATCCAGCGCCTCATCGAAGGTATCGCCCGCCGAAAAGCAGCCCGGGATATCAGGCACGATCACGCCATAAGCGGTGCCGGACTCATGGTGAATGACTACTGGGTATCGCATGTATTGCCTCACATATCCCTTAACTTGATATCAATATATACCACTGGTGGTATATGTAAAGCTAAACCTCAGCAAACAGATCATCCACCTCACTTTCCACCGCCTCGGCTACGCTGCGCTCGGCCACGGCTGCGCCCGACACCGGGATATAGGCCACGTTCTCCAGGAATGCGAAGCATATGCTGTCCCAGAGGTCAGGCGACGCCATACCCTCCCACTCAGTCGAGTGTTTCGGCGGCACACGCACACGCCCCTTATCGGTGAACGTCTTCGGTATGCGGCTGGATTGGGCCTGTACGGCGTTTCGGTGCTCCTGCGTCAGAATGGACAGCCTACCCTCTCGCGCCGCTCTCGCAGCCTGGTGCATGGCCTGAGCGCGTAGGTTCAGGTAACGATCCTTGTTCTTGTTCTGGAAGCAGGGGTTGCCCCAGTTCACCCGGTGCACCACCTTGTTCATGTCCTCAAGGTCCTGGCACACGTTGATACCCAGGCCACCGGAGTCAATCACGTAGGTCACGCCCTCCTTGTCGCTGGCCACCTCAACCGCAGCCGACGCGATACGGTTCGATCGTATGCCGTTGGTATGGATCGGGATCTGGACCACCTCGACGCGCCGCGCATTGGGCCCGCGGTCACCGTAGCCAATCACGCGCGCCAGCACGATAGCCGACTTGTCGCGCACGCCCTCACCGCTGGCAACGTCCCCCAGGCACAGCCAGCCGTAGGCCTCTCCCTGCTCGATAATGCGGCCACGCTTATACATGCTCATGGCATCCGGCAGGCTCATCATGTGCTTGGAGCTGTCTTGCGGGAACAGCCCCAGCAGACGCACACGGCGTTCGTCGTCGTCGTAGCTGTCCCAGAGCTCACGCAGGGCTTCATCCGATACCAGTGGCGATTCCAGCGAGCTGAACGTCAGGTTGTGCCACTCCCCGCCATTGCCTTTCGCCAGCTCATGATGCGTGCGCCAGAAGAACCCGGCATTTCGGGTTGGCTGGCTGGTCAACAGCATACGGTTGTGCTGCTCAGTCAACGCACCGCGCAGGGTGGTCAGCACGTTATCGCCCAGAGTTGATGCCTCGTCGCCGATGATCATCAGCCATTCACCGTGGCGACCGGCCATCTTGTTGGCGGTCTTGTCGTTGGCGGTCTTGGACTCAACGAACCAGGTATCCTCAAACCCCTTGATGCGCATGGTGGCGTTCGCCAGTATGTCGATATGGTCCGCGATCCAGCCATGCTCGGGGTTGCGCTTGATGCGCTGCACCGCCACGCCGATCTCTTTCCACAGCGTCACCTTGAGCTGATCCATGTCGTTGGCGGTCAGCAGGGTGATCGATTGCGGGAAGCAGAGCATGTGCCAGAGAACCACGTTGGCGATTGAGGTGGTTTTGCCGGTATTCCTGAGCACGGTAAAGTCATACCCAAGAAAGCGCCTATCTCCATCCAGCACAAAGCCGTAGTAATCGCCTTCTCCCAGTGCCTCAACGCGCTTGATGCCGAAGTGCAGGTTTCTCGGTCGCTTAGGTCTATCAATCTTCTTGCGGGAAACCCTGACCGGGATATTATGCACTTGCCTGCCGATGGTGACGCGCCAGTAGATGCCCCGAGCTCCGGTATTGGTGCAGGTTTTGCGTACCCGCTTGACCGTGGCGTGACATCCCACCGATCGCGCCAGAAATACAATCTGGTTCGCCAGCTGCTCGCTTTTCTGAGTGATCTCATATCCGCTACTACCCTTGTCTGAATGACCGTCCGTGTCGATCAGCCCGGCCAGTAGATCCATACGATCATCAATAGAGGCGTACAAGTAATCTTCAGGGATATGCTTGTTTCCAAACACGCCAGCTGAGCGCAAGGCGTTGAGGAATGGATTATTTCCCCACCGACAACCGCTTATTGCCCAGGTCTTGGCCAGTCCGCAATGGTCGACAAACACCACTCTACACCCCGCATCCCGTGCGTAAGCGCGAATCTCATGTTCGATTTCAGCATCCGGCGTCGTGATTCGCGTAGCATCCGTGTGCCCATCACCCAACCAGACTCCAAGCATGTACGAGGGAAGCGGCAATTTTGCCTCAGGCCGCTCGAATCGCGTCACGCCAGAGCGATATGCGGTATGGCAGCGTTTGCTTTCATCATCCCACTTCAGCCAGTCGCGCACCGAAATCTGGATTTTGTCGCCCGTTTTTCGCTTTCCAGCTTTGGTATTGGTAGCTACCAGGCAAAGGATATGCGACTCGTTGAACACATGACTGGAACCATCGTTGTAGGTGAAGCGATACATGGCCTCCCGTCCGCGCTTCAGCTCAAGCACATTGCGCACACTGTTGCCATCCGGCCCCATCAGCCTGTCGCCAGCCCGTATATCCTCAACAGCAACAGGCTCGCCATTTGAGCGCATCATCATGGTGCCCGCCGCAAAGCAGCCGTGGCCCGACGCCACCGATACCCTTGAGCGTGACACGGCCGTGCCCGCATACAGCTCCAACTGCTGAGGCGTAGGCGTTACACCCTGCACCTCTACCGCGAATCGCGCCGGGTCCGGTGCGTAGCGTTCGCAGAATGGCAGCCAGCGAGGATCCTCATGTAACGGAATCCGCTTCGCCATCAGTCATCCTCCCCCGCTTGGCGGAAGTCACCGTCCATGACCAGTCCCAGACGTTCGGCGCGATTCAGCATGCGCTCATGGGTTTCAGCCGCCTGCTGCAGCACCTTGTCGTACACCTCGTCCATCTTCTCCTTATCGACCAATGCAATAGTGGGCTTCTCTACCACCTCAACCTTGTCCTTCCACATCTCTGGCTGTCGGTTCTTGAGCCAGAACATCGCGCAGTGCGGATCAGGCGGGTAGTGCTTAGTCACCGTCACACGCTCAATCCGACCCTCAACCACCTTGATCTCTTCGGCCTCATGGGTGTAGCCCATCGCGCGCTGATACAGGCGTGCTGCAACGGCGGTATCTGCTGCCTCCCGACCACCGGCCAGCGCCGCCGAAAAGTCCGGATAGGCTTTCTCCCAGGTGTAGAGCGTCTGCTTGCACACGCCCAGCAGCGCCGCCAGGTTATCCATCGTCGAGCCCAGCAGCATGAAGCGGAAGGCGATCACCGCGTACTCGGGACGGTAACAGGTCTGCTCACCCGGACGCTTGCCCATCAGGTCAACCAGCCCCCCATACTCGAAGTCATCCATGCCGGGGTCACGCCCGCCCACGCGAATGCGTCTACGGCCAATTCGGCCCCCGCCGCCCCCCTCGTTTTGGTTTTCGCCATCCTCGTCACTCACGGAAACCTCAGTCTTTGCGAGGGGTTCAGCCGTATTGGTTTCCGCTTTGGTTTCCGGTTTCCCTGAATTATTGGTTTTCGCCGTGGTTTTCGGTTTTGCCGCCTTGGTTTTGGTTTCTCTCGATGCGGCAGGCCGCGTTTTTGCTGGGGTTTCGGGCAGGTTTTCGTCCTTCACCCAATCATCTCTCAGTGCACGTTTGCGAATCGCCGGCCCCGATACCGGCAGGTTCAATTCACGAATCAACCAGGCATAGCCACTGCGCGGATCCTGTCGCCACACGGCGTATATATCTGCCCACTGGGCTTCAGTTAGCCTTGCCATATCAAATAAACACCAGATCCATTTGCGGGCACCCGCCCGACATTGCATTGTCTGCTCGGAAGCGCTTCACCCGGGCTCGCGCCTTGCGGGATGATTCCGCCGCGCGCTCCACAGCGCTCTCCAGTCGTGAGCCACCGCGCATATCCAGCCACGACTTGCGATTCAGAGCGATAAACCGCTGCATGGCCTCGAGCGCCTCTTGGGATTCCTGATCAACCAACGCCAGGCCGTCTTCCAGACTCTTCACTCGCTCCAGCATCGCGCCTTGAACGGCAACATCCCGCATCCGCATGGCTTCCCACGACTCGCGCATGTGGATCATCATTTCGCGGTTGATCGCCTGACGGTCCTCATCGCGCTCCATGGTTTCGGTAATGCCCGTCAGGTAGTCGAGCGACACGTCGTACAGTTCAGCCGCGCGTTTGAGCACCCACAGCGGTATCTGGCTGGAATGGCGTCCGCTCTCGATCTTCGACAGCTTTGTGCTGTTGCTGTAGCCCAGCATACGCGCCGCCTGCTGCTGGCTCAGGCATGCCATTTCACGCGCCTCTTTCAGCCTGATCCCCACCGCATGTGCCAGCTCCGCCTGCTCTGTCCGCGTCGGCACCTTTTGCGCCCTGCTCTGATCTGCCACTCACAACTCCTTACAGGTAGGACCAGGCGCTATGCCTGGCTCAGTCCGAAACGTCCGATCAAAACCGCATCTGCAAGGGCTTGCCCCTTGGCTTTCAAATCAAATTCTCTACAGGTGGGGTACAGCTGAACGCACCGGCTGCGAGCTGCATCCTTGTCCTGCCCGATCAGGCCTGCGTGCTTCTTCCAGGCTTGAGGGGTTACCAGCGTGAGCGGGACACCCGCCCCCACTACCACGCCCTCCACCAGCCCGGCGGAGTGCCCAAAGGTGAATGTGGATGAAACCCCTTGCCCCGGCATGCTGGAGACCCGCTCCAGGTAGCAGTGCGTAGGCTTATGGTCATTGATAAACGCAGCCACAGCGGCCCCGTTGACCCGGTTCTGACTGCCCACTTTGATCACCGGCATATGCATGAACGCCTGAATATCGCCATTGGTGTTCAGAACCACTAGGCATCCGGTTGTACCCGGGTCGATTGCCACGATCATGCCTTCACTCCTTTCACTGAAATTATTCCCTTCTCAAGCAACCGCATCTGAGTTTCAGCCAGTGCGCGCACCACTTCCCAACCCTCAGCCTCAATGCCTGTGCGGCTATCGAGCGCATCATGGCATCCGCTGCAGGCATACACGGCGATAAGATCGGGGCTCTTCATGCCCATGCCGCCCATGCCACAAGGGACATGAGCCAGCACGGTGGTTTCGGGGTTGTAGTTACAGGCGCCGGGAATGCGAAGCGTGCAGTCTTCACCCCGAGCACTGTCACGAATTGCCTTTGACACCAGCTTCATGCCGCCTTCCGCCCCTCTGCCGCTTCCCGGTATTCGGCGTACACGGCCAGTGCCGGCTCGCTCCACTCGACACCCATCTCAACACCCTGGGCATACAGGTACTCAATGAATGCCGCGGCTTCGTGCTTGAGGAAACCTGTTGTGCTGGGTCGCACAGTGATGGTTCGCATTCCGTCCAGGCTGGGTATGACTCGGCCCGGCTTGCGCAGTGGCGTGCCCATCTGTTTCATCTCATGGTCAAACTGCTCGACCAGCTTTGCCTTCCATACCTCAGGCGCGTAACGCTTTTTGCCGTAGAACGTGATCTGCCTGGCGATATCATTGATCAGCGCGTGATATTTCTTCTCCTGCAGACGGTTCTTGCTCTCACGGCTGAGGGTGATGACCACCGGCCCTGCCTTGATGCCGTGCTTGACCAGCTCCCAGACACGCAGCATCAGGTTGCGCATGCTGCCCTCGTCCTGAATTGTGATGACCTTCTCAGCCACTGATCACCCCCAATGATTTCAACTTGCTGATCGGGACTACAATCGCGACCGGCTCTCCCCCTCTGGTCAGGCTGTAAGGATTCGCCAGCCGTGACTTGGCCATGATGCGCTTGTGATCGATCAGGCCAACAGGGTGCGTCTGACTGTCTTCCAATAGCGCGCGAATCTCACTCAGTGCGCGTTCGTACTTCGCAATCGTGCGCTGCTGTTCAGAAATGATTCGGTCCTTTGCAGTACTCACAGTCCTACCGCTCCCCTCAGTGCAGCCAGCGCTTCGCGACCGGCCTTTTTGCTCTCTTCGGTTGTTATCTTCTTGCCGCTGGTGTGGTGCTCCAGACGGGTGCTGTCAGCGGCAGGCATGGCAAACGTCGCGCCTCGCTCGATCTCCTGCAGTACGGCGGCATAGTGGGCGCTGAATGCCTTGCGCAACGCACGCAGGTCACGTTCACCGCTACAGTTGCGCATCTCGAACCAGCCGACACGGCGCCCGGCCTCATAAACACCCGGGTGACTCCAGCTGTGGATCAGGACGTGATGACAGTGCTGGCCCACTTCGCGCCATGCCAGATCCTCGGAAGGCAGGCCCATCTCCTCCGGCGTCATGCGGCACCAGCCGATAAACTTGCCCACGGACGGGAAGAAGTCGGATTCAGACAGGCGCGCCCTCTCAACGCCTCGGGCAATCTGCTTGAGGTCAGTCACGCCTGCGGCCATCAGGCCCTTAACCCAAGTGGTCTTTGCCACTCGCAGGCTGTCGTCATCAGGAAAAGCGGATCGCCAGGCTGGGAAGGCCCCCTGCAGCGCGCGGAAGATATCGTTCACGTTCTGAGCAGCTTCTGCGCTCAGCGCCTTCGGCGACTCCGGTGCGCCCTGGACCTGGCCTGCGCGGTGCTGGTGTGCCAGCTGGTTTGCTACTGCGGTAACGGTTTTCATGGTTACAGCCCTCCCAGATCGTTTGCCCATTCGAGATCGTCCCAGTCAGGGCCTTTGCGCTTGCCTGACCGACGCACGTCGCTGCCGGATACCTGCTTTTCGTCATAGCGACCGCCACGTAATGCGCCAGTGATGTGCTGGATCAGCTTGTGGTCCCACTGAGACTGACGGTGTGCACGACCAGACTGTCCAAGCCAGTAGCTGACGAATTCACCCACCAGTAGCTTTCGTTGATCAGCAGGGATGGTTTCATGATCAATCCCAGTGAGGCGAAGCCGATCAGCAAAGTTGGCAGAGGGCTTCCAGCCGATGTGCATCGTGAACTCTTCCTCGCGCGCGCCTACTGGTGGTGTAGATATCTCTGATACTCTGATATGTGTCGGCTTATCGATTTCAAATATGTCGGGTTGCGTGTCGGCTTTGTCCTTTACATTCGCCGCAATCCCTTGCCCTGTAAGGCGTCCAGCGATTTTTGAAGTTTCGGATTCTGTGCCTTCTAAGTGTGTCGGCTTTGTGTCGGCTTTTTTCTGGACGTGAGAAGACAGGCGGGCCAACGGGCAGGACAGAATCAGGCGCAGGCCTTCACTCATCTCGACAATCAGCCCCCGCTTGACCAGGTGCTGCAGCGCACGACGAAGCTGAGACTTGCTGGGCAGCTCTTCCTTAATACCCGGCGCAGACTCGACGCGCAGCTCACGCGCAAGGCCGTGCCAGCTGATCTTGCTCCTCAGGCCTGATTGGCCTGTCTCATAATCCATGGTCGGGCGTATGCCAATCATGTAGAGCCTCTGGGCCAAGGACGGCGCTCCGATCAATGCTTCCATCTCTTCCTCCGATAAATAGATTCCAGGCATGTCAGATAACCTCAGCTGAAAGGGTTTTCAGCCGGCTCAACAGGCTTGGGGTGAAAGAAGGAAATCGGATCATGCGCAAATAGCTGGCATCGGCGCCTTTGGTAAATTCCTCACACACCTGATCAACCTGCCGAATGAACTGCGCTGTCACCCAGGTGTTATCTTGATGCGAAAGACCTACCTCAAGAGCCGGAATATCATCACCCTCTTCAAACGCCCGAAGTATCTCGATTGGCTTGTAATTTTGGTTGCTTGTCATACAATGAACCTCTGTTTGATTGATAACCCGGTGCGGCTCCCCAGCCATTGATGCATCGGGTTTTCTTTTGCCTGTAATCTGGTGGACCCGGCCGGAATCGAACCGGTCGTCTTTGCAGTTATGAGCTGCCTCGCTTTGCCATAAGCTACAGGTCCTTCAAAGTCCCGGTTACGCCATCCGGGGCGCTTCTGGTGGCCCTCAGGCCATGCGCCGTTATCACCCTCGATTTGTGCTTGCTCTGCAGAGGCATGGGGATCAGTTGCTGAAGCGTCGTGGAGATGCAGGCTCTCGGCTTCGTAACTTTCCTGCACTGTCGTCCGGCTCCGTCGGCTACCGGCTGCCGATCCTGGCCCTTGAGCCAGAAAGCGTTGCGGTCCCGCATGTCGCACCTGTGTGCGCCGTATCGGTATCCGCAGATCTACCGCAACGGAAAGCGGTCTGTCGTTTCTAACGCCCCGGCGATGATTCAGGGTGTTCAGACCGCTTTGCGTTGTCCTCTCTCTGTCGCCCCTGGCGAGAGGATCACCAGTCAGAAGGTCGCATTTCACCCGGCTTGATGCTTATTCACCTGCTTGTGCGCGACTACAGCGGCAAATGTATCCGCTCGCTAACACTACAGGCATGGCGAACACCCGCGCTTTCCCCCTACCGCAATTGCTGAGTACAGCCTGTACTCTGATTAACCCTGATTCTTTGGCGCGCCGAAAATGTGCTGTCTAAGCTGAAACTGCTCCTCTTCGGTGGCGATATCTTTCTCGATAAGGCCAC